TACACGGTGTTGGTTTCTTCGCTACCAAGGGAGCTAGTCCGTTGTGGTGGTGTCGGCGCAGTCATTGGACAAATGATCAGCGTCACCACGGGGGTGTGGGCAGTTGCTGGCCTCTAGCAGTCGGCATGAGCCATTGACTCCAGGAGAGGATTCTCACTGAAACGACCATAGATGCTAGACACCTCACGCTTAACATCCTCGACATCGGCCACTGATAGCGAATACCTGCGGTCGTAGAAAGAGAGAATATCGCCTTCAGACACGGTGGCCGAACCATCCATACGTACTTGATACTCGTTGAGGAGAGGTGGCGCATCGCCAGCCACGGTCTTGAGGTGGTTGCCTAGGGTGAGGAGAATGGGGTCGTACCTCCCATAGTGCCGAAGCGTGGCGCCGGTCGCGGCAAGCCATTCTTTCTGTTGCTTCGGCCCACGCTGCTGGTAATCCCAGCCCATTCTAGCAACCAGCTTGGCAGTCCGCGGCATAAAAATGTAGGAATCTTGGGCAGGGCGAAAAGAGGAGGAGCAGAATTCAGCATCCAAAGGGTCACGGTGGACCTTTACCTCAACCTCCATACCGAACTTGGTGTACTCAGCAACAATGCCGGGGGCACCACCTAGTGAATCAAGCTCTTCCTGGGTCGTGACGAGGACACAGTCGTCTCCATTGATGATTGCGACCCAAGGCCGTCCGAAGCCATGTATGCAGTACATCATGAACGCATTGGCGATATTATCACCAAGGGATGTGTCTGGGTACCCGGACTGCATTTGAGGCCCAATTTTGTAGACGGAGCCGAGCTTGGTCACACCGCGAGTGATACCGCGCCGAAGCAACATGGCGGCTCTCCTGGGCAGTTTTTCCTCATAAAACCGTTGTAGGAACCAGAAGGCTGCGGGCCCAAGATGCATGTCAAAGCGAGACAGATCACTCTCAATGACACGGAGAGAGGCACCAGGGCAACGGGCACGAATGGAGGCAACGGCTTGCCAGTAGGCGAGACCAATCTGTTCACCTGTCAAGCCGGAGGCGCAGACAATGTGATGATGTGTGTCAATGGAACTGGAGTCGAAAAAGATCTGTTCACGGTCACCAGAGCACAAGCCACGAGCGACAT